CTCCTTTTGGGTAACCCTATTTGTGCGTATTGTAAGGTTAAGCGTGCTGATACCGCTGACCATGTACCACCGTTGTCTGCTTTTCCTGCACCTGAATTGTGGCAAGGTGATTTGGTGCCGTGTTGTAAGGGGTGCAATAGTCGAATGGGTGCTAAGATCGTGAATGACAGGCGTAGAAAGCATATGAGGTCTAGAGAATGGTAGATAAAGACATTGAACGGTTATTAGCTAGGCAAGATAGTTACGAACCTACTGCCGCTATGCGCGCTGAAGCTGAACGTGGGTTAGCGTGGCGTCGTGAATACGGCAGGGGTGGTACTGCTGTAGGCGTAGCCAGGGCACGTGACATAGCAAACGGCAAAAACCTAAGCGCTAACACAGTACTACGCATGTTTAGTTTTTTATCTAGGCACGAGGTCGATAAGCAGGGGCAGGGTTTTAACAGGGGTGAAGAAGGCTACCCTAGTGCTGGCAGAATTGCTTGGGCTTTGTGGGGTGGTGACCCTGCTTTTAGTTGGTCTAGACGTATACGCAACAGGCTACAAAATGACGACACCTAACGCACGACATAGAGAAGCCGCCGAAATAGTATTGGCGACAGTACCGCAGGCAAACGCCAGCCTATGCGTAGCGTTACGAGCTATAGCGGACGCATGGGACAATGTCGAGAATGGCACATACGACGAAAAACTTATAACCGGGTTATCGGTGCAGTTGTTTAAGTGTTTGGACAGGTTAGGCATAGAAGCCGATCATGACGTATGGGAAGATCTAAGCAGAGAGTTAACGCGCTGATGTCATATAAGTGTGAGATGTGCGATAACTGGGCTACACGCTGGGCGCTATGCGATCAATGCTACGCCTATATCAATCATCCTTCTTATCAGGCAACGTTAAAAGAATATAAGGTACATGATGAAACCGGCACGTTGGGCGACTGAACGCAACCCAGACCGGTTAACGCACGGCGCACAGTTAGCGAAAGTAGCCGAACAGTTAGGATTTAAGTTATTTGAATGGCAAAGACAAGTGGCGGACGTAGCGCTAGAACTAGATGCAGAAGGCAATTACCATTACCGCACAGTAGGCGTAACCGTAGGCAGACAGAACGGTAAGACAGCGTTAGCCGCCATACGAGCCGCACTAGAACTACTAAAGCCTGGCACTGTCACAATCTACACAGCACAGGACCGAAATTTAGCCAGATTGCGCTTTGATGAGCATGTAGAATTATTAATGGCTACACCGTTTGCGAAACGTGTTAAACGTTATGTGCGCGCTAACGGACAAGAAGCCTTATACATGAACAACGGTAGCCAGTACAGGATTGTTACGCCGTCCGCACAGGGCGGTAGAGGTCTAACCGTAGATTGTGCAATAATTGACGAAGCGCTTACACATGATCTGCGACTAGTAGCCAGCTTACAACCGACTATGGCGACGAAGAAAAGCGCGCAGATGTGGCTTACCAGCAACGCAGGCGGACCATACAGTACAATGCTACAGCACTACCGCAAACTAGGTCATGCCGGTAACCCTTCGCTGTGTTGGCTTGAATGGGCGGCGGCTGAAGACTGTGACATACACGACGAGCAAACCTGGTATGAAGCTATACCCACACTAGGTGAAGACAAAGGCGTAACAATAGAAGCAGTACGCGAAGCTGTACAAACCACAGAACCGCTAATTTTTATGTCAGAATGGCTTAACATTTGGCATAGTCTGAAAAGCCAGACAGTTATTGATCCTGAACAATGGGCGGCACTACAACGAGAAGACATACAAATAGGTAGTTATATGGTGTTTGGTGTAGACGTGTCACCTGACAGGGACAGGGCAAGCATCGGGGCGGCTGGTCTTAATGGCGCATACACCGCATTAGAGGTCATTGAGTCAGAAAACCGTATCGGCTGGTTAAAGGACCGGATACTGCAACTGCATCAGAAGTGGCGTATGCCCTTCGTTATTGATTCGGGCGCCGCCGCTAGTTCTTTAATTGGTGAGCTTGAAGCCGAAGGCGTCCACGTAATACCTATAAACATGCGTCAGTACGGGCAGGCTTGCGGATCATTTTATGACGCCGTACAGGACGGGACTATCTCACACATGGGCGACATACGCTTACAGCACGCAATCGAAGGCGCAACAAAACGCAAACTAGGCGAACAATGGGCATGGTCACGCAAAACCGCAGACAACGTAGACATAACACCACTAGTAGCCTGCACGATTGCACGGTACGCATTAACTAACAACCTAGCCAACCCGACACCAAAGGTTGCTATACACTAAACATAGGACAATATAGAGTATGATAGAAAAAAAATACCTAGCCCTAGTGCTAGAACTAATAGGCGTAACATCCATATGTTTCGCTATATACCTGATTTGGAACCTAGCCGCCTGCTTAATCGCTGGTGGCATCGTAGCTGTACTGATAGGGGCGGCATTGGAAAATAGCAAATGATAATCAACAGCTTATTAGGACGGCAGAACCGTAGCACACAAATAACCCTGCCAGACCGTTACCTACCACCACAAAGCCTAACGGGTGGGCTAAACGTCACTGAAGGCACAACGCTATCGATACCAGTAGCGTATCGTTGCGTTCAACTTATCAGCGACAGCATCGGCAGTTTACCGTTTGACGCATACAGGGACGATCAGCGCCTAGACCCAACACCGGCACTACTACGACAACCAGACCCCAACTTTACACGTATGGAGACAATAGCCAGCGCCGTTAGTTGTCTAGTCATGCGGGGCAACGCATACTTCTTACTTGGCAACACAGACCGAAACAATTTTTATCAGACCGCTGTTCTGTTATCCCCTGACGCTGTAACGGTCCAGATGCTTGACGATGGTCAAATCATCTACAAGGTGAACCGGAACACATACGACGCATCACAAATATTGCATATAAGGGGCGGTGTCATATCCGCAGGCAATATTATGGGCGCTGGACCGTTACAGTTGCAACGCAGAACACTAGGTTTAAGTTTGGCAGGTGACGAATCAGCTAGTGAAATGCACGTTAATGGCAGTATCCCTAGCGGTGTTATTAACAGCCCTAGCGAACTATCCCAGGATGAAGCGAAAGAGTTAAAGAGCGCGTTTCTACAGGCGCATGGGGGACGGCAGAAAAGCCCAGCGGTTTTGAGTGGCGGTTTAAGCTACCAGCCGCTGAGCTTTTCCCCTGACGACTTACAACTATTAGAATCACGCAGGTACAGCGCAGAACAACTATGCACCGTGTTTGGCGTGTATCCGCACATGGTAGGTGTCAGCACTGACGGCAACAGCAAAACCTACAGCAACGTTACACAAGATAACCGATCATTTGTCACCTACACACTACGCGGTTACATGTCACGCATAGAACAAGCATTTAGCCGACTACTACCAAGAGGACAAGTAGCACTATTCGACACTGACGATTTTCAACGCGCAGACCGTCGTGAACGCTTTGAAGCACACAAAATAGGAATAGATAGCGGCTTCTTAACAGTAGACGAAGTAAGACGCATAGAAGACCTACCGCAAGAAGAAACAATTGTTGAGGTGACAGAATGAGCGAACTAGAAACACGAACAATAGAATTTAGTGACCTAGAAACACGCAACGACAATGACGGACACCATATTGTAGGGTTAGTGGCACCGTTTCAGTCCCGGTACGACACTGGGCGCTACGTTGAAACACTGTCAAGCGGCGTATTTGACAAAAGCATCAAAGAACGAGGCAACCGCATACCGCTACTAGAACAACACGACACACAACGGCACCCAATAGGCATGTCAGTAAGTTGGGAAAAAACCGCAACAGGTCTAATAGCCGATTTTAAGTTAGCAGGGACCGCAAGGGGCGAAGAAGCCCGCACACTAGCAGAAGAAGGCATGGTAACCGGCTTATCAGTAGGCTTTATACCAGTACGCAACAAAACAACACAGGTAGACGGCAGACAGCACGTACAACGCTTAGAAGCGAAACTGGACCATGTAGGGCTAGTGACGCAACCGGCGTATCAAGAAGCGCAAGTACTATCTACTAGAGCATACGACCCCGACGACGAAGAACTAGTACCACGTTTGGCACGCTGGCGGCATTTGTTAACTAATCCTTGAACTTAAACAATCTGTCGGTTACAATCAGGCTTATATCCGCGCCGTATGCTACGCCGGTGTAATCCACCACCTAGCAAACACCCAGATAAATTAATCAAAACTATTATTTGGAGAAATAATGAAATTACTTGACCAACTGGTTGAGGAACGCGCAGAGATCAGCACCGCACAAGAAGGCTTAGTAAACCGTGCCGCTGACGAAGAACGCGACCTTACCGAAACAGAAGACACCAGTCTTAAAGACCTGGCAACAAGAGCAGTAGAACTTGACGCAAGAATACAAGAACTACGCGACGTACAAACCGCTAATTTGGAAGCCGCTAAACTTCGCGCTGAAGTAGCCGCAACTGATGACAGCGAAACACGGGCAGTAGGCAACGTAGTTGTTACAAACGAGCCACTAACCTACTCAGAACACAACCGTAGCGTTAGTTTCTTTGCTGACCTATACAACATGCAATACAACAACGACATTGACGCAAGTGACCGTATCAGACGACACAGGCAAGAAATGGACATTGAACACAGGGACGGCACAACCGCAAATTACGCTGGTTTAGTCGTACCACAGTATTTAACGCAACTAGCCGCTGAGCTTTCACGAGCAGGTCGACCATTCGCCGACCAATGCACAAGCATACCGCTACCCGATGACGGCATGACAATCAACATTAGTCGTGTAACCACCGGCAGTTCTGCCGCCGCTCAAGCCGCCGAAAATAACGCTGTGGCAGAACAAGATATTGACGACACCCTACTTACCGTAGATGTTCGTACTATCGCTTCTGGTCAGCAAATATCAAGGCAAGCCATTGATCGTGGCACCGGCATAGATACACTTATCGCCGCTGACATGATGGGCGCAGTAGCAACAGTGCTAGAAGACCAAGTACTTAACGGTTCAGGGTCATCAGGCAACTTGCTCGGACTATCAAACATTAGTGGTATTAACAGTGTTACCTATACTGACGGGTCACCTACAGGCGCTGAACTCTACAAAAAAATTGTAGACGGCATACAACAAATAAACAGCAACCGATTTGCAGGCGCTGACCTTATCGTCATGCACCCACGCCGACTTGCTTTCTTACAAAGTGAGACAGACGGCAACGGTAGACCACTTGTTGTGCCTACTCAGAACGTGCCACAAAACGCTATGGGTACCGGACCGGTTGCCGGTTACGGTGTCACAGGCGCAAGCGTTGCAGGTCTGCCAGTAGTAACTTCAGGCAAGATATCAACTGCGGCAGGTTCAGGTGGC